TCGAGGAAAATCCTAGGCGCGGGTAAGACCGCTTCCTTAGGCAACAACCTCTCTCGTAGAGATATAGTTTTTAGTAAAGCGATCCATGTCGTTTTAGTTCCCAACAGGAACATTTAGCAAGGTTATTTGTCCCTCCAGACAGACGCAATTAAGCTAATCTACCTGGTACAACTAACAACTTCAACTGTCCCTCCTCATGATCGAAATTAATCTAAATCAAAAGGTACAACTGCTGAAACTCACCCCGTAGGGCTGTTCTTTTCAAGGTTGGGCGCTGCCACATTAGACATGACAGTCTTTTAAATTTTGTTATGTTACAGTCTGTGGTTGAGGTACTGTAATCTGTGTGAACAGACGTGGGGTACACAAAAACCACAAAGGCTGAAAATCAACACCAGCCGCATAGTATACACTGAAATACGGCATTGGTCGATCGTTGTTGGCAGCTTGTGGAGCGTTCTGAAAGTTGAACATAGCATCCACACGCACTTCGTCATAAAATGAGCCACCAGCACAGTAATCGATATTCCGCTTTGAATGAAAAGCGGGATAGAAACGATTTTTCTGGTACTGGGGCAAATTGACGGAAATTGCTGGCTGACCGTTGGCGTTCGTCAAAGAGAGACCAGCTTGACCAGATGGGACCCGGTCGTACTGAATTCCTCCAGACGAGGTGTTTTGAGTACAAGCATTGCGAGCAAGCACAGGGCTCTGCAACACGGGACTCGAATTGGAACTCGCATTTCGCTGGTAATCGGTCGAACTGGTGTTAATGATTGGAGTGTCATAATACCTCGAGACCGTCAACGACGAAATGTTAGCACAGTTAGTGATGTTTTCGTTGTGTGGGTTGATATGAACATTGATACTGCCACGATATCCCATAAACATTTCTAAAATCCAATCAATTGGATGATTGACACAGAAACTATATGGAACAGGCGTACCTGAATTATCCAAATTATAACCCATGGGCGTCCTTCCTATGCCCACAGGTACCCGCCACAACATATTAGCAGTGCTGATGTTACCAGATGCTAAGGCAGAAGTCACAAAACCAAAACCCTGTATAGTTGATAACGAGGTTCGATGCAATAACGGACGGATAGAGACAATATTCTCACCCGTAGTGATCATCGCAACTTTCTCATCATAACCGACAGAATTCTGAGCAAGACTCTTATCCACCTGGAGCTCTGGTTCAAAACTAGTTTGAATAACACCAGCGGGATCAAAGTGTGAATTCCGGTTGGAGATAGATGTTGGTGCTGAAAACAGCATATCTTCTCCAGCTCGCTGATACACTAAGATATTAATCGTTGGTGAAACAGCGGGACCAGTCAACACATTCTGAACCCGAACCGTCAAACATCCATTATTGGTACTCAAATCTAATGGCGGATAGGACGGTGACGCATTATTACTATAATTTTGATTGTTGCGCAAATACAGATATGGAGACACTGCACGATAAGGAACCTCAATCTCAATTTCCTCATCAGTTTCCAAATCTACAATGCGCGTGAAACACGCTGAATCAGAATCAGTAGATCCCACAATATTATTGTTGGGATCCCACGTGATTGTGAGACGGCCTTTGTGATACTGCGTTTTTATAATCCGAAACTTATAAATAATGCTTCCACGCCAGAAGCGGAACATATTTGACACATACCCCATAGGGGTCATTGTTACATACGAACCACCACCAGCAGTGCGGGACACCATGTAAGATGGATTAACAAAGCAAGACCACAACAATGTTTCCTCAGGTGATGAGCCAGCATAAGTGATCAGATCCAAATAACTCTCTTTTGTAAGAATGTTCTTAAATGCGAGAGGATCTTCTTCATTCAAGCCTGCAACAGCAGACGAGATGGAGACCTCATTTTTGGGATCTAAACTCAACTTATCTATAGGCATTCTGGTTTCAGAATTTGAAAAGGCATGAAATGTCTTATTCTGAAAACCATGAACATCATCAATCATAGGCGGATTCGAATAACCAAATAGCTTAGCGATTCCTGAAACCACGCGTGCTCCAGTTGCAGTAGCTGACGCTAAGGGACCAATATACGGAACCTCTGTCAACATACTGGCAACATTTGCAACCATAGTAGCAGGTGCTGAAACTGTACCAGCCGTATCCGAATACTCCTCGGATTGAAGAGAACCACCATACGTTGGACCAGCAAGTTCGACCTCGCTAGCCCATGCAAAAATTGCAATAGTAACACCTGCACTCCCTATTCCATTGGCCGAACGCAACATAGAATACTGCTGAAAACTCAGCAAACCCATAGCGTTAGTATCCTGAAGAAGCCCCAAATTAATCCAGTTTCCAGGCCATGCAAATGGCAACTCCATCTCTGACGTAGTCATGGATTGAGGTTCAATGTAAAAGCCTGGTAACTGGGAAAATGGTACTAAATCATTATCCTGCACAAATGTGCTACGCTGATCATCCAGCGGTTGATAGAACATTCTCAAAGATCCGTAATAGAAGGGCGTCGCATTCACCACAACTTTTAAGTGCAAAGCACAATGAAGTCGTGAAAAGTTTGCAATTTTCTTAATAATCACAGGATGATTAAAGTATAATGTCCAGGGTCGAATCGCCGGGGTGGAATATGTTGGATTGTTCAAATCCCATGTGAAGGACGCAATTTTAACTGGCCGACTCAAGAAGTTGGCCAATGAAGCAGTTGTTTCTGTATCATGGTGAAAAGATTCATCCTTCAAATCACCATAGGTAATCCGTTGGGCAATGTGCGTATCAGCAAAAACAATTTGCTCCTGAGCAAGATGATCGGGAGCACCATTACTGGTTTCAGTGTACTGTGCTGATTGCAATTCTAAATGAGTCTCGATGAGTTTATAGGAAGTACTCATAAAATCTTCCAACAAACTTTGGTTTATATTTTGTTTTGTTTGCGCAAGTGCGGAACCATTATGCACCTCTACACTTATAAGGTACACTGGGGGGGGTCTAGTGCCTCTCAGCTTAGCATCACTAAATAGTGACTTCGGGGAACGCCCGTGCGGAGATCGCGGTGATCCTATCATGAGTCTTTTTGTAGACCGTATTAACTCATTAAGTAACTATCACCTTACGGATATATTTTGGTTTAATGGACGTTATATCAGACGCCCGGGGGTTCCTCTAACATAGAGGACATCTTCCAGTAGGCCACACATCGATCGAATTATCGATATATTCCTGCTTAAACTCCTCATACGTTGGAAATTCTGTGAAGAAAGCGTGTAAATCACATTCTTCAATTATCTCCAAAAAAATAATTCGGTGTTCCTGAAAGATCTCTCGACCATGGAAGAAATACTCACGAAGCGCATTTTGTAAAATATCAACTGCGTGCTGCTCCTCACACACCACTTTCGATGGTATGTGTTTAGTAAGCATTTTAGCAATCGACTTCTCATTTAAAGCTGCCAGGTGACTTCCAACTTCTTCATCATATCTCCATGCTCTCTGCAAGAAGACGATATCATCCATGTGTAGGAAAGGTACTGAGTTACTCTCCTTATCAGCCATCGTATACTTCACACCAATTTTTCCAAGAACTTCTTGAATAACAGTATGATTATAGTTAACAATGGTTTCACTTACATTCATGACATCATCGTCTCCATAAGTCATGAGAGCCACAAACTGCCTAAACAACTCCAACATCAGTCCCACCATGAGCCAAACATATCTCATATATAGGGAATGTGCAATGCAATTGATAATAACGGTAAGTGGATGACCTGAGGGATTAGATCCCCAAAATTCAACCAAATCACCATTGAAATCGCACAATGGAAATGCAACATCTTCTGCTAAACCAAGGATGACAATAATATCTTCTTCAGGCCAACCTGCATGTCGCAAAAGTAGCACAATAAAGTTAAAGGCACCCAAAATCCAGACTCCAGACATACGCTTATCATATTTAGAGAAATCACCTGCAATCATTCTATCAGGCCCAAATTGGGTCAAGTAATGATACATTTCATCCCACTCATACGACGTAGTATTTGTTCCTGGAGCTGCCTCGAAAATATACTTATTATTTTGAACGACTCGAACAAAAGATAACAAATATTTTCTCATGACAAAGCTCCAATCTGCTGGAGCACCACCAAAAATACGAGTGTTACCATCAGCAACTTTTTCGAGAGCGCGAGGCTCATCCTTCAAATGTTGAATGTACACTGGCATATGTCGTCTTCCACTACGATAAGTAGCAATAATGCGATCGACGCGTTCATAAAATGAATCATCAAATCTAACATAATCTTGCCACTCCTCATAGAAACAAGGGGTGCTAAGAAAACAGTTCTTCTTTTTCCGCCACGGGAAGCCCATAGATGTTTTACGGTTCATTTTATCAATAAACTTTACACCAGTAAGACCATTTAGTGTGGCATCATTATCCAGTACGATCATTTCTTTAAATTGATCTGGAGACAGTTCTCTAATCACATCGGATGCAAATGATCTAACACATGCAAGGACATCAGCTCGACTTACGTTAAAAATCTGCCCCACAATGTCAAGAGCACCTTTTCGCCAAGGTCGCCAGACGCGCATCTCAGGAGCACCTGTTTCTACAGGATATCCACGAGCTTGAACAGCCGCGGCAATATACGTATCAGTAACTTTTGAACGGTTCTTAGGACGAAATCCTTCCAAACTACCATAAACTGTACATACACCTTCATCTATATAACGAAAGGTAGATTTGTGGTGGAGCTCACCTACAGCGATAGGTTTACCATCCAA